ATGGACGCTTCTCGCACCGTCCGCTCATCCTGCCACGTTCGTAATTTCTCCGAACCTGGCCCGCTTTCCCGCCCGCTCACCGAACTCCCCTCCCCTCAGCTCTACCTCGAACCTGGCCCCGGCATCGATTCCACCTTGCCCGCCGGCGTCGACTACCCCGGCATCGGTCATGTGAAGTCGACCGAGTCCGGACCCCGCCTGGTCGGCGAGGTCCCCCAACCCCTGGCAGCGCAGCTGGATTTTGAAGACGCGCGCGAACGCGCCATGATCCGTCTTCTGTTCGCGGCGCGCGACCTGGCCAACCGTGCGATGCAGCGCGTGCGCCAGCCGCACGGCATCGGCGAGTTCCTGGCCGCAACCCTGGCCGTCCTTCCTATCTTCTTCCGCTGCACCGAGTGTGGCCGCACCGGCTCAGCGGTCGAGCTCGTGCGCCATCGCAAGCGCTGCAACGTCGGCCGCGTGCAGCACGCGCTTGAGCAGCTGAGCAAAACCGGCGTGCGCGATATCGCGACCGCGCAGCTTTCCAAACCCGCCGTCGGCGATGGCCATCTGTGCCAGGACTGCGGCCGGCGCGACACCGCATGGCTGGTCGAAGAGCGGCCCGCGAATGAGATCGATCTCGGATTGCTGAGAAGGAACCAGTCGGCCTCCGTCGAAACATCGAATGGCAAGCGCACCCTCTACACGCATCTGTGCCCCGGCATCATCTCCAGCGCCGCCGCATCGCAAGGCGGTGCAGCATGAGTACTGCCAAAGCGAAATTGATTCCGACTTCTGAGCCCGTGTCGCCTGGTCCGGTCCTGGCTCGGATAAATCCTGCAGCGCTCGGTGACCAGGACTTGGCGCAGCAGGTTCCTGAGCAGGTCGAGAGCATCGCGATCCTCGATCTGCGCGTTGCTCCATGGAATGCACGTAAAACCATCGAGCCAAGCTCTCTCGCTGAGCTCGTCGCCAGTGTTGAGGCGCACCGAATTCAAGTCCCGCTACTCGTGCGCGCCTACCGCAAACAGTTCTATGTGACGTCATCGCAGGGTTCGCCTGAGGACAAGGTCTGGTACCTCGCGTGTAAAAACATCGTGGGTCGCGAGAACCTCCTTGAAACCTTCAGTCATCGGTCGCCGGAGGATAACCGAAAGGCTGCAGAAGCCGCGGCCACAAAGAGAAACGGCGATGGCAATTATGAGATCGTCTGCGGTCATCGCCGCTTCGCAGCTGCAAAACAGATCGGCATCAACTACGTGCCCTGCATCGTGCGCGAGCTCACCGATGATCAGGCCCGAGAGATTGGCCTGGTCGACAACCTGCAGCGCGAAGATGTGCCGGCCATGGAAGAAGCCGACGCATACAACGAGCTCAAGCAGAGGCTGGGCACGCCGGCGGCGATCGCCGCGCGTGTCGGCAAAGATGTGTCCTACGTTACGCGGCGTCTCCAGTTGGTCTCCCTGGCTGAGATGCCGCGCCGGGCGCTGCAGGAGCGGCTGATCACAATCGATCATGCGCTCCTGTTCGCGCGTCTGGGCGCCGATGAGCAGAACGTCAATCTCAAGTGGTGTCTCAGGCCTGGCGCCGGCACGAAGGAAAAGCTTGAAGATGTGCTTGCATCCGGCATCAAGGATCGCGACGGCAGCGGCCGCTACGGCTATTACGAAGCGCAGTCGGTGCTCGAACTCAAGTCGCACATCGAAGAGAATGTCGGTCGCAAGCTTTCGCGCGCGCCATGGGATCTCGATGACGCCGGGCTTTTCGGCGCGGCCGGCGCCTGCAGCTCGTGCCCATCGAACACCAAAGCGAACGATCTTCTCTTCGGCGATATGTCGATCGCCGCGGCGACGTGCGAGAACGGGGCATGCTTCGAACAGAAGCGCGATGCCTTTGTCCTGATTCGGCAGTCGAAAGCTTCGGATGATCTGCCGGCCGATCGCGGGCCGGCATTGCGGCTGAGTTGGAAGTCGACGACTGTCAAACCGCGTGTCTCGAAGAGCGAGGTTCTCGACGTCGACGGCTTCACGATTGTTCAGACTTTCAAGCAGGGGCAATGGCTCGAGGCGAAGAAAGGCTCGTGCGAGTTCATTCGCACGGGCGTGACTGTCGACTGGAGTGACGGCGGCGATCGCGGGTATATGCATTCAGGCGAGAAGCTGCGCAAGCCTGGCCAGATCCTCACCATCTGCATCGCGGAGGCCTGCAAGGCTCACAAGAAGAGCTACACCGGCGCCGCACGCAAGGCGAGTTCGAACAGTGGCTATGATCCGAAGGTCGAAGAGGAAAAGCGCGAGAAGCAGAAGCAGGCTGCGATCGTCGAATCGAAAATCCGCATGGCGGCCGCGACCGCGGCGGTCGAGAAAGTTAAGGCGATGCCGGCCGACGCCCTGCGCGCGATCGTGCTCAATCATCTGCCTGACTGGTCTGAGCAGCTTCGGCTCTACGAAGCGCTCATGCCTGGCATCAAGAAGATCATCCAGACGGCCAAGCTTGACAGCGTCGAGTTTGCGCGCGCGGTCGCTGTCGCATCGATCGATCATCCTTCGTGCCGCGAGCACAATGATGCGAAATCCTACCGCAGCGAGTTCCTTGCGTCGCTGAAACGCATTGGCCACGACGCATCAAAAGCTTGGCTCGCGCTCGGGAAGGCGAGAGTCGAGAAGGCCGCACCTCCTCCAAGAGGGGCTTCGTCGTCGAGCGCTCCGACCTCCAGCGCTTCGACGAAGCCGGCGGCCAAACCTGCCAAGAAGAAAACCGTTCTGCCTGCAGCTGCGCGCAAGCGCATCGCTGAGGCACAACGCAAGCGCTGGGCTGTCCAGGCGGCGAAGAAGAAAGCGGGCCGCAAATGAATGGTCCCGCTCTTGCCGTTGCAATCCGCAACCATGCCTCAATTCTTCGCGATGCAGATCAGAAGCCGCCGACGATCGGCGAGCTCGCAGACTGCAGCGATCTCGTCCTCGCATTAGCGCGCATCGTGGAGCGTAGCACTGAGCCGCGCGTGATAGGTCGAGCATTCGGCGCACCGGGCGACTGGGGCTATAACTCGCCGATCGGGAGAGCGCTCGCCGATATCCCCGAGAAAGGCGGCCGTTGATGCTGATCAGTGTTCCCAACTCTTCCGAGCTCGCCACCCAGATGCTCACCGAGGGCTACACGGTACATGCGACGACGTCGATCACCAAAGGCCTGCCGCCAGGCGCGAAGCTGATCGGCGTCACCTTCGCGGGCTCCCCGCAAATGCTTGTCCTGGTCTTCGAGGTTCCCGGCGAAGGCCTGGCGCGCGACATCGCGATCGAGGTTCGCGCTTCCAATCGCGCGAGCTGCTTCTGGGTAATTGAGCGCTTCGAGGATGGTCATAGTAAAGGCTACTGGACCGGAGAAAGCTCGCGCAGTTTCACGCCCAGCATAGATGCGGCAGTTCAATTTCGTCGGCGGCAGGATGCGCTTCCTATCAAATCATCGTGGCATTGGAAAGACTGCGCGATTGTGGAGCACAAATATGCGGATGGCCCCGATCCGGAGGGCGCATGCCCGCCGTGAGCGGCACCTGCCGCTTCTGCGGATGCACGGAGGCCAATCCCTGCAACCTCCGGACTGGCGATAACTGTTGCTGGGTCGACAGCGATCGCACAGTCTGCAGCAGGCCTTCGTGCATTCACGCGGAGATGATGAGGATGAAGAACTTCCGGAGAAGTGTCTTCGCTGCACAGAATGCGCGTGAGCGCGAACGGCGGGATCGAAAGAAGCATCCCCGCAGAAAGAGAAGGGCCGCGTGATGAATTCCGAGTTCACAAGTCTCCCCCTGCCGCCCTGGCCGGCGTTTGATGCGCGATCGATCTATTGCTCCGTCAGTGGTTGCGGCCAGGTGGCCGTGTGCGGGGTCTATTGCGAAGACTGCTACTTCGAGATTGCGGCCTTCGAAAAGGCGTTTGAAGAGAAAAAGGCGGCACGGCTCGCCAGGCAGCAGGCGGACGCCGGCAAGAGCTACATGGCGATCGCGATCGAGGCCGCCGCCCGCAATGAATGGGTCGGACTGCTGGGCATCATTGCGATCGCGATGGCGATGATCCTCATCGAATTCCTGCCCTGGCTCCGCGAGCTCGTTCGCATGTGGTGGTTCTAGATGGCGAATAAGAAAATCCTCTTCGAGCTGATCCAGCCGCCCGCCGGCACGCAGACCAGCGAGCCCTACGAGCTGATGAATGAGATGCGGGCGAAGTATCACCCGGAGCTCGAGCCGGCGCGGATCGCGCTGGCCTGGCGGCTTGAGTGGAAGCCGGACTCCGATCACCGGCTCATTCTCGGCATGTGCGTGAAGGCGACGGATCTTCAAAAGGAGCTCGTCGCCTGGGACTTTGTCATCCTTCTTAATCGCGAAGTGTGGGACGAGGAAGAATTCACGCGCGATCGCAAGCTTGCCTTGCTCGATCACGAGCTTTGCCACGCGGCGCGCGCAAAGACGAAGCTGCTGATCCCTCGCATCGACACGCGCGGCAGGCCTGTATGGCGCATGCGCGGCCATGACATCGAAGAGTTTCGCTGCATCGTCGAACGTCACGGCCTCTATAAGGCAGACCTTGAGCGGTTCTTCGAGGCGATCGTTCGCAACAAAAAAGGCCTGCCCTTCGAGAATCCGACGACCGATGCTCCGATCGCGCAGCAGGGGGAGCTCGGCTACGACGGAGGTCGGCCGAATTGAATTTTGAAAGCTTGCGCCGGAGTGCGAGCTACGGCGCGAGGCGTGCGGCGGGGCCGGCTGATGCGGGATCGGTGAAAAATAGTTCGGGGCTTCGGCCCGTCTGAACTGGAGTAGCCCATAGACCCATTGGCAAGCGCGCGTGATAGCGGAGCCAGCGATGAGACGCGCGCCGCCGCACAACTTGAAATGGAGGCAGTTGGAAATGCGAATCTATGTCGCCAGTTCCTGGCGGAACGAATATCAGCAAGAGGTTGTGAGACAGCTTCGCGCGATGGGGCACGACGTGTACGATTTTCGCGCAGGCGGTGATGGCTGGAGTGAATCCGATGGCGAGGGTGGATTCAGCTGGAAGCAGATCTCCTTCGATTGGCAGCACTGGACGCCAGAGCGGTATGTTCTCGCATTGACGAGCCCGGTGGCGCAGGCCGGATTTGATCGCGATATGAATGCTTTGAAGGGTTGCGATTGCTGCGTGTTTGTAATGCCGTGCGGACCCTCGGCAAGCATGGAGATGGGTTGGGCAGCTGGCGCTGGAAGATGGGTCGCGGCTTATATACCCGCGATGCGTGAACCCGATCTGATGGTCAAAATGGCGCATCTTGTCGCTTCGGAATGGTCTGCGGTCACCTCTTGGATCCGCGCGATTGATGTGACGCCGGTTTTGATCCCGGCGCAGATCGCGGGGCACGCGTGATGGCGACCATCGATCCTCCGATTAATAAGAAGGAGCTGGAGGCCTTCGTTCTTGATCTCAATGAACTCATGGGCAGCGTCTCCAGGGGGAGCACCTATCGCGGCCTAACGATGATCGCCGGCGGTTTTGCAATGCTCCTCGAGACCTATGCAAAGCCGAACGCGGAGAATCCGGAGGGGATGTGCGACGACGTCCCGGCGTTTCGGCGCCATTTTGCCGACGTGGTAGCGCGCGCGGGATCCCCAGTTCCTCTGAGTGGCTCAGCTCGAGGGCAGCTCGAGGTCGGCACCAACGGAGCCGGCGAGGTTGTGATCAATCATCCTGATCTCATGCCGGATGACAATGGCGTCGGGCATATTGTCTTTTCGGTCGAGCAGGCATTGAATCTTGCGCTCGTGCTCGAGGCGAAAGCGCGCGAGGCTGCGAAGGAGATCGGCGCGCAGATTATCGGAGAAGTCTCGCGAGCTCCTCATGCCGACTAAATCGAAAACGCCACGTGATTGGTCGCGCACCGGCACCGTGCAGGGTTTCGCTGAATATCTGCAGAAGCAAGCGGGCGCCTTTGTTGTGCTCGTGATTCGCCGCGATGACGCGGTGCTCTGCGTCGACAGCGCGATCGCGCTCACCGATGCTGAGCAGCTCGTGACGACGAACTGGCCGGAGCTCGCTGCCGGCGTTACTGCCGCGCGCCAGGAGCAGAAAAGAACGGCGCGCTTGAACTGGGGAGACATGCGCGAATGAACGACTTCATCGATTGGCTTGCGGTGTTTCAGCGCGAGGTTAACGAACTCGGCATGCCGGCCTACGCCCTGCTCTGTGCGACGGCCGCGTGCTTCCTGGCGGCGTGGCTGATTTATTGCGGGCACCGACGGAACTTGAAATGAATCGGGGCCCTCAGGCAGTCGTTCCTCATGTCTCGAAAGAGGCGCTCGATTGTGGGCGCACCATCGACGAGTGCCTGCATGGCTTCCTGGCTGAGTCTTACGGGATCGAGCGCGTTGTGCCGACCGGTGAGTCGAAGCTGCCTTTCATCTTCGCGCAGATGGTGCAGCTGGCGATCGACGCTGCGATGGAGAAGGTCGATGCCTGAGCAGTTCACTTTGTTTCGGAAGCCGGGGTGATGCGGAATGAGATCGCGGTGTTCGTTGCGTATTGGCTGAGCTGCCCGCATTTGGGGCATTGGATGTGTTCGCCGTCGACGTGAAGCAATCCAATCGGCGGAATCTTGTACGCGCAGTGAGGGCAGGGATGGGTGAGATCGAGGGTGTGGGGATTCAAAGGCTTGCCGCGCATGATGGCCAGTATAGGGCGCCGCGGCGCCGGCCTGGGGACCATTGGCGCGGCGTGGGCCTGGTCGGTTCGCGGAATGTTCCGCCGGCGCAGCCGACGCGCTGGGAACACTTTCTGGATGAGCTCGGGATGACGGATGCAGACGCGCTCCTCGCTCTGCGAGAGCGGCATGTTTCTTCGGTCCGTGTGAGTAGGTTCGTGAACCGATGGTTCCGCAATGTCTTCATCCCGGAATCGATCCTGGCCGAGCTCGATCTTCTTCGCACTCTCGATCAGATGCCTCTGCAGAGCATTCGGGTTTCACGGAGAAACGAATTTGAATTGGAAGGCGCCGAGTGAAGCCTCCGCGCGGCGTCATCTGTGAGCCGTGCCGGGCTCGAGGCCATCGATGCGAGGCAGTGCTGTTTTGCGACGCCACGGACGCCGAGGGCGCCGCGCTGGCCGAGCTTGTGCCGATGTGCCTTCCCTGCGCCGACGGAGAGCCCTGCGTGGTTGTGCGTTGCAATGGCGCCGGCCGCCAGGTCTCTGCGACGCGCATCGAGCAGAACGTGTTCGGCGAGGTTTTCGATGTCGGGCACGTCTCTGCGGTGATCCACCGCACGCCGGAGGAGCTGGGCATCCCGCGCGAGATTCCTGATGTTGCGCCGGCGCCGGTGATCCGGGACATTCGCCCGGACTGGGCCGACGAGCGCACGATGCGCCGCGCGGTGCGGCCCAAGATGAGCGCGCCGCGCCCTGAGCCGGTGATCGCGAGGGTGCGCGAAGAGATCGATGTCGAGCCGCCGGCGCCGATTGCCGAGCCGATTGTGGAGCATGAAGAAGAGATTGCGGCCGTCGAGGTCGTATGTGAGGAGAGAGAGCAAATGTCAAACGACAAGAAACACTTCGGCCGAGGCCATCGCATTCCGCCCGAGATCCGCATCAAGATCGCGCAGGAGCCGGATGATCTCACGCTGGCCCAGATCGCCAGGAAGTATGGCGTGAGCGAGCCGACGATCTCGAAGATTCGCAGCGGGCCCAGGTCTCCGGTGAATGATCCGGAGCCGGTAGCGATGTCGATCGAGCCGGTGCGGATGCCGGTTGAGATCCGCAAGCCGCTGATCGACGGGCTGGTAAGAATCACGCTGGAGTTGACGCCGCATGAGATTGGCCAGATCGTCGCCGGTCTGTCGCCGGCTCAATCTGCGTCGTTCGTTTCTGCAGGCCTGCGCGCAGCACTGCTTTCGTAGTTCGGCTTTTCATTTTTAGATTATTGGGCGTCGAGAGACTCGTATCGCTCGCGCCATGGGGATATCTCTGTGAGCGGAAAAGTTCAAGGCCTGGCGTGGGAGTCGACAATCAGCGATCGCGTCCAGGTCTCTGTGTTGGTTTATCTCGGCAACTGCTCGGACGACTTCGGGGGCAACTGCTTCCCGGGGATCGCGCTGATTGCCAAGCGAACGCGGTACTCGGCGCGGGCCGTGATTCGTGCGATCGGCGAGCTCGAGAGTGAGGGCTGGATCTCGGTGAAGCGCGGAGACGGCAAGGGAAACTTCTCGCAATATCAGATCGATGTCGAAAAGTTGAAAGAGTGCCAGGATGTCACCCTTTCAAAACCGCGCAAACCCCGAGCAAAGCCGAAAGAGTGCCAAGGTGGCACCCTTTTCGATGCAGCTCAAAGGGTGAACTCTGGACACCAAAGGGTGAAATCTACGACAGCAAAGGGTGAAATTCACGACAATCCCCCACACCCCCTATTAGGTGTAAACGTCACTGAAACGTCACTAGAAACTACAACCCCCCTTACCCCCCATCGCAAGCGACGGGGGGAATTGTCTGCGGAGATCCCCGATGCTGTCCAGACGAAAGCCCGCGCCACGGATGTGGCGCCGCACTCCCTTCCGGGCCGCAAGAGCGAACGCCCGCTGGCTTTTCACCGAGACGCTGCAAGTGTGGCGCGAGATCCTGCCGCGGAGGGACGAGCGGATCCAGCTGCAGGCCCGGCTCGTGCGGCTGAGGGCGGAGCTGGCGCTGGCGGCCTGAGTTCAGGGTTCGAGCCCGATGAGTTCACGCCTGGCCAACGTGAGCACCTGGCGCGCTGCAAGCCGGCCGACCTGCCGCGTTGGGAGCGCCACTACCGCGAAGAGAACGCCTCGATCAGCGCGGCCGGTCGCAGGGCGATCGCCGACGTCGAAAAAGCGCGGCGGTTATTCCCGACCCGCCAGGCCGCGATCGAGCGCGTGATGCAGGCCTGCGGCTTTGTTGCCGGTACCAGGCGCAACCCGTTGCCCGCGATCCTGGGCCAGGTGTTCGAACGCTGTGCCCAGCTCGGCGCCGAACCGTGGACGACCGGGCCGATGCTGATCGCGGCCTGGGAAGCGCAGCGGGGGGACGGCGGAAAGTTTCACTGGGGTGCGCTGAAATTCTTCCGCGATGGCCACTGGCGCGACTACGTGCCGACGGGAAAGGCGGTCGCCTGATGCGTGGTTTCAAGATCGTAAGCACGATGCAGCGCGGCCGCGTCAGTCCACCGGAAGCGCTCGATTCGGAAAACACCGCGGCGGCCCTGCAGCGGCTTGACTACGATACGGCGAGCCGGCATTTCAGTCCGGTCAGAGTCGTGTGGGATGATCCGCGCTCGGGGCTGATCTCTGCCGGTTCGTCCGGCGAGCTGATGGGTTCCGTGCGCCGGCTCGTGCGTCTGGCTGAGAAAGCGAGGGCATAAAAGTGCCCCGGCGTCGAAAGGAATCAAGAGAGAAAACATTTGATCTGATCGTGGGCTCGCTGATCGCAGCCGCGCGGCTACGCAAAAAGTGCAGCATGTCGCGCCTGGCCAAGGGTTTGGGGATCGGCCGCCAGCTTCTGTACAAGTACGAGACCGGGATTGTTTCTTGCCCTCTCGTTGTGGCCGCCCAGATCACTGAATCGCTGGAAATTGATCTCGCTGAGCTGCTACCGAAGAATCATAAAAAGTTACAAACCTTGCAATCTCGCCAGAAAACCCTAAAGTGAATCTCGAACCTTCAGCAACTTCTCAGAAGCTTGAGCGGAATGGCGACAGCCTGGGGTCCCCGATGCGGCCTCTGTAATGCCCAAAGATACGCGAACGTGTCTTCGGGCATTTCTGTTTTTGGAGGGTTATCCGATGAGCCGTAAGGGAAGAAGTAGAACCGAGAGCGGCCGCGACCGTTTCCCGATTTTCGTTGCCGGCGGCGGCGAGCAGATCTCCAGGCATGTAAGCCGCGAGAAAGCTCTATGCCTGGAACAGGCCGGCGCGGTGCGACGCGAGTTCTGTTCTGTATCGGGGGCGCTGATCGGCTTCCGTGTCGTCGGGCTGGAAAATCGTCGCGTGGATACAGAGCTGCGCACGACGCACTCTTCGACATCGATCGATCGCCGCGAGATGATCTGCAACATCGAGCGGTCGAGGACGCATGGCCTGCCGGAGTTGGAACGCGCTGCGCGCATCGCCAATGGCCAGCCTCCGGAAGATCGCGCCGAGCGCGTCCAGGCGAAGGTGCGCGTCTACGCCATCATCGGCGCATCGAAGGGCGACATCTTGAGAGTGTGGCCGCGGTGACACTGGCTTCGACGGGCGGACCAGGCGCGATCGACTTCGCTATCTCGGCATCCAAAGAGCCCGACCGCGCCGACCTGGTCGAGTACAAAGTCTGCGAGGGCTTCAACTGCGGGATCAGTTTTTACAGAAGAGTTCCATCTTCGGCCAAGTGTGGCGAGACGCTCTGTGCGCGTTGCCGCGTGTCGGAGGAAAGCAGGGATCGCACGGTCGGAGCGAGAGGAAATAATTCGAGGTTGTTCCGCGAGCTCGGTTTGCGGAAGGCCAGCTGAACGATTTGCCGAGAGATGGTTCTTCGAGTTCGGGAGAGACGATGGGGCCGAGCCGCATGCCTGAACTTAGCGCAAGTGACATTGCCAAGATGCATGCAGACAATGCTTCACGCGCCACGCTGCAGGATGAGCGCATGCAGCGGATTGAAGGAAAGCAGGACAGGCAGGCGGATCTGCTGGCGAACATCCGCGAGATGCTCGCGCGCATCGACGAGCGAACCAAGAAATTTGAAGACATCGAAGGCGTCGTCGAGAAGCTTGACGGCCGCGTCTGTGAAGTCGAGGAATCGACGAACAAGGCGAAGGGGATGGGTTTGCTCGGATCTCTTGTGCTGGGCGGCGGCGAGCTAGGGCACATCATCTGGACTGTGATCAAGGGGCACTGATGAACATCCGCCTTCTCGATTCCCTGATTGAGGTTTACGAAAAGAAGGCTCAGACCACGCACCCGCGCGCTACGCCTCATTTCAAGCAACTCGCCGAAGAGACTGCGATGTTTCTGCGCGAGCTGCGAAGCCGCGAGATTCCCGTTGAAGGAGCGATCAGCTGATGCAACTCACTGAGCATTTCGAAGATTCAGAGCTCGGCGTCGCTGGCTGCAGCGACCAGCTGATCGCCCAGGCGACGTTCCTTTGTGAGCTGATCCTTGAGCCGATACGCGCAAAGCTCGGCCCGGTATCGGTCCATGACGGCTATCGCGATCCAGGCCACAACGCCCGCGTGGGCGGAAAGCCGGATTCGTTTCATCTTTTCGACGGAGGCAAGGCTGCAGCCGATATCAGCGCGCAGCCAACCAGTTGCGAGCAGCTGTTTGATTGGATCCGCCTCGAGAGTCATCTTCCATTCGACAAGGTGATTCTTGAGCGCAATGCCGGTGGCTTCGCTGCTACGGTGCACCTGCAGGTTGATATGGCCGCCAAGCCACGGCGCCAGGCCTTCACGGGTTCAACCGGTGCCGGAACGATCTACACGCCAGCTGGCGTGAATTGAAGGAGAGGAAAAATCTATGCAGTTAAGTTTCAGCAATGCCTTTCAGCATCCGAAGACAACTGTCATCGGCCTGTTGGTCGCCATCACGATTGCTTGCCCCATCATTGCCAGCGTCGATTGGAAGCATGTCACCGTGCCAACGATCTGCGGTTTGTTGGTCTCGCTCGCGACCGCCTTCCTGGGCATCCTGATGAGGGATCCGAAGAAACCATCGAACGGAACCGACACTCAGCAGCTCGGCGCCTTCGCGCTGATCGCGCTCCTGTTGGCTGGATCGTTTGGAACTGTCGGTTGCAATGGGACCAGTGTCGCCCAGAACATCGTGAACTGGACGCCGACGATCATCTCGACCGCGAACACGGTGGGAGCGACAGTTTCGATCCTGGCTCCGCAGGATGCTGCGATCATCGGCATCGCAACGGCTGGCTTTGATGCCGCCGCGACGCTGCTGCAGAAACAGGCGGAGACCTACCTGGCCAATCCTGGCGCGACGGCGCTGCAGCAACTGCAGGCGCAGGCATTGACCTTCCAGCAGAATGTGAATGCGTCTCTGCTGCAGGCCGCGAAGATCGTCAATCCTGAGAGCCAGCAAAAGGTGATTGTCGCGATCCAAAGTCTTGCGACTGGCCTGACTGCGGTGCTTGGGTTGATCGCGACCATCAAAGGCTCGACGATTACGCCTGCCGCGGTCACTCAGGTGAAGATCGCCCAGGTCATGCCGCTCATGGATCGGAATAGGTCGATCGCGTTGGTAGCAGCGCATTACGGCGAGCCTCGCTTCATGGCTGCGTATCAGGTCGATTCGACAGTGCAGCAGCTTGAGGCGCTCGGGCTCTAACAAGCTCTCGCAACACGAGAGAACCAAGGCAACTTGGGGAGGGCCGAAAACCCTCCCCGTTTTTCGCGACCGATGGCTTAGGAATGCTAAGGATGCCTACCGACGATGCAGCCCGTGAGGTAGCGGCGATGCAATTCGCAGGCGGGATGTCGATCGCGCGGGTTGCCGAAGAGTGGGAGCGGGACGCTGCGTGGGTCGAGAGCGCGATCCGCCAGGCGCTGCTCTGTTCGATCCCGATCCGGGACGGCGGTCTGAAGGTCTCACGCAAGGATGTGCGCGCGGAGCATGGCGAGGAAGAGCGCGCGGCGCGTGAAGCGCAGGGAAGTTTGGAATGGTGATGATATGACGCCCAGGCAGGCACTCTTTTACGGCGAGTACATCAAGGACGGCAACGGCACGCGCGCGGCGATCGCGGCTGGCTTTCCGGAGAGCAGCGCGCACGTAGCCGCAAACCGTCTTCTGAAGAACGCGAAGATCGCGGCGGCCGTTGATGCGTGGCGCGAGCGTCAAAAAGTGAAGCTGGAGATCTCGGCCGAGCGCGTCATCCAGGAGCTGGTGAAGCTGGCCACTTACGATCCGGGGAATTTGTATGACGCCGAGGGCAACCGGATTCCGGTGCACAAGCTGGACGACGTGACGCGCGCGGCGGTGGCCGTGGTCGAAGATGAGACGTCGGAGACGACTGCGCAGGCCGGAGAGAAGACTGTCACGCGCAGCCAGAAGATCAAGATGGCCGAGAAGGGCCAGAATCTTGAACGGCTGGGGCGCTACTTCAAATTGTTCACCGATCGGGTGGAGCATGACGGCCGCATTACCCTTGAGGACCTGGTCACCGGCAAGGGCGCGACGAAGGCGGCCTGATTGGCGGGGTTTGAACGGATCGCCGAGTGGCGTAGCGATCCGCTGAAGTTTGTACGAGACGTGTTCAACGCCGAGCCGGACGCCTGGCAGGCCGATGTGTTGCGGCGGCTGGGTCGGCCAGGACGCAAGCGGCTGGCGATGAAGGCCTGCGCGGGTCCAGGAAAAACAGCCGTTCTCGCGTGGGTGGGCTGGCATCGGTTGGCGTGCTTTGCGGCGCCGAAGGAGCATCCCAAGGGCCTTGCGGTCTCTGTCACCGGCGACAACCTGAAGCGCAATCTTTGGGCGGAGATGGCGCGGTGGCAGAACGAGAGCCCGTTTCTGCAGCGAGCGTTCGAGTGGACCGGATCGCGGATCGCGGCGCGGGATCATGCCGAGACCTGGTTTCTGTCGGCGACCAGCTGGCCGAAGACGGCCGATCTTGAGACGATCGGGCGCACGCTGTCGGGGTTGCATTCGCGGTTTCCGTTTTACCTGATCGATGAGAGCGGCGACATTCCGCCGAACCTGCTGCGCTCGGCCGAGCAGGGGTTGTCGAGCTGCGAAGACGGGCTGATCATCACGGCCGGCAATACGACCAGCCAGTCGGGTTTGTTGTATGACGTGTGCACGCGCCTCAGGGGAGACCAGGCTGCGGGCAAGTATGAAGTGATTTCGATTACCGCGGATCCTGACGATCCCAAGCGCACGCCGCGCGTCGACATCGAGTGGGCGCGTCAGCAGATCGCGACCTACGGTCGCGAGAACCCCTGGGTGATGGCCTACGTCCTGGGCCAGTTCCCGCCGGGCTCGATCAATGCGCTGCTGAGCGTGGAAGAAGTCGAAGCCGCGATGAGCCGATCGCCGCAAGCGGGCAGCTATGAATGGGCGGTCAAGCGGATCGGCGTCGATGTGGCCCGCTTCGGCGATGACCGCACCGTGCACTTTCCGCGCCAGGGGTTGGCAGGGTTTGAACCGAGGATCATGCGGCATGCGCGCGGTTCCTCTCCGAGTGTGGACATCGCCAGTCGCACGATGCAGATGATGAACGAGCTGAACGCGGACGAAGCCTACTTCGACGACACCGTGGGATGGGCGCATGGCGCAGTGGACATCTGCCGGTCGGCTGGCAGGCAGGTCTATGCGATCCAGTTCGACAAGCCGAGCGCCAACCCGCGCTACTTCAACATGCGAGCTCAGATGTGGATGGAGATGGCCGACTGGATCAAGGGAGGCGGGTGCCTGCCGAAGATCCCGGAGATGATTGCGGAGCTGACCACGCCGACGTACTTCTTCTCAAGCGGCAAGTTTCAAATTGAGGCCAAGGATCAGGTGAAAAAGCGGCTGGGCCGTTCGCCTGACCTGGCTGATGCGAAGGCCTTGACGTTTGCGCTGCCGGACACGCCGAAGCGCGAAAGCGGAGTCCGCGGACAGCAGCAGCGCCGGCAGTCGCTCGATAGCTACGATCCATACGCGGGGATGAATGGATGAATGATATTCGGAAGTGCACCGCCGCGGAGATCTTCGACGACCCGGCCAGCGCGGAGCTGTTCGCGGAAAACGAAGTTGAGTGCGCCAACCCCCTGCTGGGTCCGACGCGGCCGGAGCGCAACCGCTACGAGGCAATGGAGGAGATCGGCCTGGCGCACTGTTTCTCGTTTCGCGAGGGCGGCGTGTTGTGCGGGTTTGCCTGCCTGCTGACGGCGGTGGTCCCTCACTTTGGGCTGAGCCACGCCACGGTCGAGAGTTTGTTTGTCAAGAAGTCGGCACGCGGCGTCGCGGTCTGGTTTGCTGTGCGGCGGGCTCTGGAAGACTTTGCGCGCGAGTCCGGCTGTGGATCGATCTTCTACACGGCGCCGGTGGGAAGCAGCCTGGCACGCATTCTGGCGCATGAGGACGATCTTTACCGCAACACGAATCTGGTCTTCGGGCGCAGCCTAAAGTGAAATCAGGCAAGCCGCGACCGCGCAAGGCGAAGAAGAAACGGATCGTTCTGCAGCCGGCGCTGGGCGGACGGCGGGTGCGACCGACGCCGACGCTCGACCAGTACGACAAGGGAACGCGATGGGTGAATTAGTAGTTTCTACCCCGGCGTTGCCGGCGACGCTGCCGGAGATGGTCAAGGCGCTCGAGGCTCTGGAGGAGCGGCTGATCGGTCGCGAGCCGGTGGAGCTGCCGACCGAGCATGTGATCCATGCCGGCATGTATGTACGTACGATCGCGATGCCGGAGGGGATGGTGTTGACGGGTGCGTTCATCAAGCTCGCCACGCTGGTGATCGTGACGGGCTCGGCCGCGGTGCTGGTGGGAGACGACTGGCTGAGGCTCGATGGCTATAACGTGCTACCGGCAAGTGCTGGACGCAAGCAGGTGTTTGTTTCGTATTCGTCGGTGATCATCTCGATGGCTTTCCCGACCAAGGCGCGGACGGTGGAAGAAGCCGAGCGCGAGTTTACCGATGATGCCGATCGGTTGCTGAGTCGGCGGCAGAACGCGAACGCGGTTGTCATCACGGAGGAGTAAATGCACCAAGTCCGTTATTACACGCAAAAGAATCAGCCCGGCGTCATGCTCCCGGACAGGCATCACAGCGTCGACAAGCACGGGACAATTCACAGTTTGCGTAAGAAAGTGAGCAAGAAGGAACGCGCGCGGCTAAAGCGTCAACGAGGGGAATAGCGATGGCGAGCAATGCGAAGAAGGTTGTCGATCATTGGGCGCAGGGTGTCTTCAAGAAAAGCCACAAGGGCAAACTGCACCGCGCTACGAAGACGCCCCTGGGCGAGAAGATTCCAGCCTCGAAGATGAAAGCCGCGCTGGCTGGGAAGTATGGTACGGCGGCTCGCAAGGAAGCGCAGGCTGCGCACAACATCAACGAATAAAAAGGAGAACCCATTGGAAGACAAACTCACACCGCCCGAGGAAGCGCGCGTGTCTGCAGCGCTTTCGTTTGGCCTCGACAAAAGCCCGAGCGACATGCGGCGTACATCTCCGCCGATCCTGAAGTACTTCGAGTTCGCGCACCTGCCTGCCAAGTTGCAGGAAGTGAGCGAGCCGATCTGCGCGCTGGCGCAAGCGATGGAGGTCATCCTCCCCGACGGCCCCGAGAAATCTGCAGGCCTCAGAAAACTGCTCGAAGCCAAAGACTGCTTCGTCCGCGCGCGGCTCTAAAGGAGATTTCGATGTCGGGAGCAATTACGCTGTCAACGATTGCGGCTGTAGTCGGCGCCGGCGCCGCGGTGGGCGGGACGGCTTACGGCATTTATAACGGCCAGAAGCAGCAGGGGGCGCAGAAGAAAGCCCTCGCGCAACAAACGACCGCACAGCAAGAGGCTGAAGCAAGTTCGCTCTCGACGGAGCGCAAGAGTGAGCTGGCGCAGAATGCAGCCAACCAGCAGACGCCGAACGTGGCCGGAATCCTGGCCCGCGCGGCGACGATGGGCAACAAGGGTCTGTCGAGCACCATGCTCACCGGACCCGCCGGCGTGAACTCCGCCGCTCTGAGCCTGGGCAAGAGCACGCTGCTGGGGAGCTGAACGAATGGCTGACAACTTTACATCGACGCGGCAGAAGCTGCTGATGCGCTGGGGGCAGATGAAGACCGAGCGCTCCAGCTGGTGGGGGCACTGGCAGGAGATCTCGACCTACGTCATTCCCTGGTCGGGCCGCTACTTCCGCCAGGATCGCGACAAGGGCGGACGCCGCAACAACAACATCTACGACAACACCGGGATCCGCGCGCTGCGCACCCTGGGCGCAGGCCTGATGGCTGGCGCAACGTCGCCGGCGCGGCCGTGGTTTCGGCTGGGCACGCATGACCCCGCCCTGAACCAGGCGCAGCCCGTGAAGCTGTGGCTTTCGGATGTGGCGCAGCGCATGCACACCGTCTTTCAGAAGTCGAATACCTACCGCGCTCTGCACCAGGTCTACGAGGAGCTGGGCGGCTTCGGTACCGGCGCTTCGATCGTGCTGCCCGACTTCAATTCGGTGATCCATCAATACCCCCTCACGACGGGCGAGTACGCGATCGCGACCGACTGGCAGGGGAAAGTGACGGCGCTGTATCGCGACTTTGAGAAGACGGTGAGCGAGGTCGTCAAAGAGTTCGGTATCGAGAACTGCTCGCCCACGGTGCAGTCGCTCTACACCACGGGCCAATTGGGCGCATGGGTCCCGATTATCCATGCCATCGAGCCGCGGTCGGACCGCGACCCCTCAAAGCGCGACGCGCGCAATATGGAGTGGGGCAGCTATTACTTCGAGCTCTCGGGCGATACGGACAAGGCGCTGCGCGAGAGCGGCTATAAGCAGTTCCCTGCCGTCTGCCCGCGCTGGGCCGTCTCCGGCGGCGACATCTACGGCAACTCGCCGGGCATGGAAGCGCTGGGCGACATCAAGCAGCTGCAGCACGAGCAACTGCGCAAGGCGCAGGCCATCGACTATCAGACCAATCCTCCTCTGCAGGTCCCGGATAGTTTGAAGAACCGCGACGTCGAACGGCTGCCTGGCGGGATCTCCTTTGTGCCGGCGGGTGGCACGCAGAAGATCGAGACCGCGTTCGATGTGAACCTCAACCTGACCGAGCTGCTGGGCGACATCCAGGACTGCCGCGAGCGGATCCGCGAGAGCTTCTTCTCGGACATCTTTATGATGTTGGCCAACTCGACCAACCCGGCCATGACAGCCACCGAGGTTGCCGAGCGGCATGAAGAGAAGATGCTGATGATGGGGCCGGTACTGGAGAGGCTGAATAACGAGCTGCTCTACCCGCTGATCGAGATCACGTTCACGCACATGGTCGAGATGGGCGCACTGCCGCCGGCGCCGCAGGAGTTGGCGGGAATGGACCTCAGTGTCGAGTTTGTCTCGATGCTGGCGCAGGCCCAGCGCGCGATCGGCACCAACAGCGTGGACCGGTTTGTGGGGTCGCTCGGAACCATCGCCGGGATGAAGCCGGATGTGCTGGACAAGTTCGACTCCGATTCGTGGGCCGATATCTACTCGGACGATCTGGGCGTCGATCCGCGGCTGATTGTGGCCAGCGACAAGGTTGCGGTCATCCGCCAGGCGCGTGCCAATGCGCAGGCGGCCCAGCAGAAGATCGCGGCCGCGCAGCAGGTTGGCCAGGCCGCGCAGGCAATCCAGCAGGGGACCGGGCAGGGCCAGGGCGGCGGTCCGGGCAGCGACGTTGTCAACATGTTCAGCGGCTATCAATCGCAGTAAATCTCAAGGAGAAAGCATGAACCGAATTCTGAAGGCGCTGCCGCTGGCTGCGCTTGCGATCTTTGCTGCGCTTCTGAGCTTGCCGGCGGCGGCGCAGAATCCGCGCTATACCGGGTCGGGAACGATCACCACCAACGCGTCGATCGTCACGCTGCCCACCCGGGATTACGCCATCGCGACTGTGACGGTACACGGGACCTACGCCGGCGTTGGCATCGTCTTCGAGTTTTCTGACGACGGCACCAACTGGTATCCCGACACGTGTTCGCGCAGCGATACGCCGGTCCAGGAGACGGGCGAGACGCTGGCCTCGAACGCCGCGCTCTCCTGGGATTGCGGCGTGGTGGCCACGAGCAACTTCCGGGTGAGGGCCACCGCATACAGTTCCGGAACTGCCACGGTGAACCTCACGATGACGCAGGACCAGATCGAGCCTGCAGGAACCATCGCGATCGCCAACCAGGCAACCCTGGTGCAGACCTTGAGCGCGGCGGGCACGGCAAGCACGGTGAAGGCGACCGCGGGCCTGGTGTTCGGCGTGAGCCTGGTGAACAACAATGCCGCCGTGGTGTTTGTGGAGTTCTTCAACACCACGAGCGTCACGCTGGGAACGACGACGCCGGTGCTGGTGCTGGTGATTCCGGCCTCGTCGACGCTGACCCTGGGCCCAACCGATACAGCCATGATCTCGAACTCGACGGCGGTCGCGGTCGCGGCGGTGACGGCCTTCAATGGCGCAACTCCGGGATCCGTGTCTGGGTCGGTGTTCTACCGCTAAGCGCTTCAGTCAACCGCAGTCTTACAACGCACGCGGAGGTGCAATCGCATGCCATCGCTCATCAACATGGAAATGTCGAAGGCAGAGGCCAAGGAGTACACCGAGCCCAAAGTTTCTGAAGGGCCGAAGTATCCCTGGGGCCTTTGCCTCACGCTCAACGATGATTCGCTCAAAAAGCTGGGCATCGACAAGATGCCTTCGGTTGAGACCGAGGTGACGATCATCGCCAAGGCTGTGGTATCGGGCACGCGCGAGAACCAGACGCAGGGTGGCGACAGCCAGGCCTCGATGGACCTGCAGATCACCGACATGACGCTGAGCACCGAAAGCGACGCGGCCAGCAAGCTGTACAGCAAGACGAAGTAGAGCGATGGCGCGAGACTACGATCCAATCGATATGCCCGGGCAGCAGGCCGACAAGAAAGAGGCCGATGCCCGCAAACGCCTCGTACGCGACAACGAGATCGCGTCGATCCGATGGCTGATGAGTTCGAAGAAGGGCCGCGGTTTTATGTGGCGGCTGCTCGAGCTCTCCGGGCCTTTCCGTTTGTCCTTCGATTCGAACGCCATGAAGATGGCCTTCAACGAAGGGAATCGGAACCTGGGCAATCAGCTCTTCAATGAAGTGATGACCCTGTGTCCGGAGATGTATCCGGTCATGGTGAAGGAGCAACACGATGGCAAACGAGACGGCAACGGCGAACAATCCAACTGACGCCAGCGCCTCTGAGGCGGCCGCAACGCTGCTCGCACAGGCGGGCACCGAAACGGCTACGCAGACGCAAACCTCGGAGACTCAGGCCGCGCCCGCGGCTGAGACCAAGGGGACGGAAACCAAGACCACGGACAAACCGGCTGCTGAGGCCGGCACGAAGACTACCACCGTTGCGCCCGAGAAGTATGAGTTCAAGGCGCCGGATGGTTCTGAGTACGCTCCGGAAGTCCTGGAAACCTTCTCCGCGGCGGCGAAAGAAGCCGATCTCTCGCAGGCTGCGGCGCAGAAACTGATCGAGAAGATGGCGCCGGCGCTGGTTGCGCGGCAAGTCGATCAGGTGACGGCGATCCAAAAAGAGTGGCTCGATGCTTCGACTGCCGACAAGGAATTTGGCGGAGAGAAGCTGCGCGAGAACCTCGGGGTTGCCAAGCGTGCATTGGATGCGTTCGACCCGATCCCTACCGGGACCGATGCGAACGGAAAGCCACTGAGCACGCCCCTGCGCGTGCTGCTGGACGAAACCGGCCTGGGCAATCATCCGGAGGTGCTCCGGTTCATGTTCAGGGCTGGTAAGGCGATCAGCGAGGACAAGTTTGTTGGCGGCAAGGGCAGCGGCAGCAATGTGACCGACGTCGGCAAAATCCTCTATCCCAACACACCCACTGGAAAGGGGTAATCGAACATGGCAGTTCTCCCGTTGAATACAGGGCACGTCACCCTGCTCGATATTGCGAAGTCCATGGACCCGGATGGCAGCGTTGCCGTTGTGGCTGAGCTGTTGAATCAGTCGAACGAGATCATCCAGTACATGAACTTCAAGGAAGGCAACCTGCCCACCGGCCACAAGGCCACGGTGCGGACCGGTCTGCCCTCCGTGCAGCTCCGCGAGTTCTACCAGGGCGTCAAGGTGTCGAAGTCGGGCCGGGCTCAGATCACCGATGTGTGCGCGATGATCGAAGGCCGGAACGAGATCGACAAAGACGAAGCGGACCTGAATGGCAACGCGGCTGCTTTCCGCATGTCGGAAGGGCTGTCGTTCGTCGAGGCGATGAATCAGCAGTTCTCCCAGCAGCTCATCTACGGCAACACGGCCACCAACAAGGATGGCGTGCTCGGCCTCGCTCCGCGGTATGGCGCGATCTCGGGCGCGACCAATGCCCAGAACATGATTTCGGCCGGCGGCGCATCGAACAACAACACCTCGGTGTGGCTGGTGGTCTTCGGCGAGAACACGATCACGGGCATCTACCCGAAGGGATCGAAAGCCGGTCTGATCCAGGAGGACCTGGGCGTGATCGACGCCTTCGACGCCTCGAACAATCGCTTCCGCGCCTATGCGGAGCGGTGGCAGTGGAAGTTCGGCCTGCATGTGAAGGACTGGCGGTACGGGGTGCGCGTGTGCAACATCAACACCGCCGACCTGATCGCGCAGGCCAACACGCAGGCCCTCACGGCCGCGACCTGGTTGCCCCTGTTGATGATGCGCGCGTTTGCCCGCATTCCTTCGATGGGCATGGGCACTCCGGTGTTCCTGGCCAACCGTACCGTGAAGGAGATGTTGAGCGTCGCGGCGGTCATGAAGACCTTCTACGGTCTGACGATCGAACAGTCCGGCAACCAGTTCGGCAACGTAGCGCCGGGCAGCGTCGCCGGCACGGGCACGGGCATCAAGGGCGGCCAGCTGAAGTTCTTCGGAACTCCGGTGCTCACCGTCGACCAAATCCTGATGACCGAGGCGACGATCTCGTAAGGGGTCGCCGGGGCAACCGCAAATCTCTCAACCTTGAACGGCGGAGCGCGCCGACGCGCTCTGCAGGAGAACACAGTATGGGTATGCTTGACAGTGAGTTGGTGCTTTCAGCGGCTCAGTCGACCGCGGCATTCAACATTGGCGACAATCCGAGCACCAACGTCTACGACACGGGCTCGGCTATCGGCAATGCGCAGAACGCCGACGCCTCGATGACGACGGAAAACCTCTGGGTGAACGTGATCTGCAACACGCTTTTTGTGGGCGCAGGCGCAACCATCGCGGCGGTGCTGCAGTCGTCCCCCGACAACGCGACCTGGACGGACGTGGTGGCGAGCAAGGCGTTCACCATCGCCTCGATCGCGGCCGGCAGCGTCCTGCTGCAGGTTCAACCTCCTCCGAACACGCAGCGGTACTGGCGCACGATCCTGCGCGTCGCGACCGCGAACGTCACGGCGGGTGCGGTCGATAGCTATATCTCGAACACCATCCAGAACAACGTCCTGCGGCCGGTTGGGTTCGTAGTCAGCTAACTGGAAGCCCTGGACAAAACCAAAGCATGCCCGCGCGGGGACACTGAGACCTGCGCGGGCATGCTTCTTTCACAACGAAGGGAGAACACGCTTATGCGCGTACGCGCGATCCGCGATCACATTGAGCCTAAAGTGCATGCCTACCGGGCGGCAGGCGACGAGTTCGAATTCACCGGCAAGCTCTATGAACACATCGAGAAGGTCGGCAAGTCAGAGGCGCCGGCGAAGAATGAGGACGAGCCGGCGGACGAAGGCGAGACGGGCCCCGACGAGGGGAAGTAGCCGGCGGCGGGATTATTGGCGGCAGAGATTTCGCAAGGTGATCCTCGGCGCTGGTTATAGCGAATCGGCGGCCGAGGGGATTCTTGCGGACTATCTGCCGCAGTACCTTAACGATCTTCCCCGCTTTACCGAGATGCTCGAATCGTACGAGCGCTCGCAGTTTGACCCCGAGTGAGGCGTAGATGAGCGAAGTTGTGATTTGCAATCTGGCGCTGAGTCACCTGGGCGACACGGCGACGGTGATGAGCATCCGCCCTCCGGACTCTTCGGTACAGGCGCAGCTGTGCGCGCGCTTCTACGATGTGGCGCGCAATGCGCTGCTGGAGATGGCCAACTGGGGCTTCGCGACCAAGCGGATCCAGCTGGCGCAGGTTGTGCTGCCGACCTATACCGACAGCGACGGCAACGCGGTGACGGGGAGCTGGCAGTACGGCTACGCCGTGCCGGCCGACATTGTCAACGCCGCGGCGGTGCTGCCCGCTGAAGCGATGGATGACTATGAGCAGCACTTCGGACCCTGGCAATCTGGGACGGAATGCTTGCCGTCGTTCCCGCAGGGTTACGTGCCGATCCCTGGCGCGGTGGACTACACGCCGCGGCCGTTCTCGATCGAGAGCGATCAGAAGGGCAATTCGATTCTGCTGACCAACGTGAGCGCCGCGGTGCTGCGCTACACGGGGATCGTCACCGACACAACCGAGTTCACGCCGCTGTTCACGCTGGCGCTCTCGTATTTGCTGGCCTCGATGCTGGCCGGCCCGATCATCAAGGGCGATGAAGGTGCTGCGAAAGCTGTTGCGATGATGCAGATGTTTGGTTCGTTCAAGGGGCAGGCCTCGGCCAGCGACGCTAACCAGCGCAAGATTCACGTGGAACCGGCGGTGAGCTGGATCAGGGGACGATGAGATACATCCTGCGTAAGTTCGTCGAAGCGGCAACCGTTGCAGAGGCGCTCGCCAAAGATGCCTCGACGCCCGTCCACGACGCCTACCTCAAAGAAGGCGAAGAGCCGAAGGGTGGGGGGGGCAGCTCGTTTGTCTCCGCGATCGGCTTTGCGCTCTCTCCCTGCGACGACGGTCCGACGTTGAGGAAGAAATAGAATGGCGCCGAACATGCGCACCTATAACCGGAGCTTCGCCGGCGGCGAGATCTCGAAGGAGATGTTCGGCCGAATCGACGACGCCAAGTTTCAGACCGGCGCCGCGACCGTGCGCAACTTTGTCGTCGCGCCGACCGGAGCGGCCGAGAACCGTGCCGGCTTTGCCTTCGTCAAGGCGACGAAGAACAACGGCGTGGCGCGGCTGATCTCTTTCACCTTCTCGCTGAACCAGACGATGGTGATCGAACTCGGCGACGGCTACGCGCGATTTCACACGATGGGCGGGACGCTGCAGCAGCCGGGCGGAGTCCCCGCCTATGTAGGCGTCACAAGCGTCACCTTCGATGTGGGTGCAAGTAAAGTGAACTGGACGGCCCACGGGTTCACCGCCAATACCCGGATCTTTTTTCAGTCGATCAGTGGATCCACGATGCCGACGCCCCTGGCGTTCAACACCATCTATTACGTCATCGTCATCGACGCCAACACGATCCAGCTGGCGGCAACTTCAGGCGGTTCTGCGATTCCGTTCTCGGGTTCGGCAACAGGCTCTACGGTTGGATGGAAGTACTATGCGCCAGGCGACCTGGTTGCCTTGGCCGGCACGAACTATTACTGCACGACCGCCTTCCCGGTCAACAATCCCCCCAACACAACCTATTGGTATCCTCTGCCCGCCGATGGCACCTACGAGATCCTGACGCCGTACGCCGCGGGCGATCTGTTTGGGATCCATTACGTGCAGAGCGCGGACGTGATGACGCTGGTGCATCCGAACTATCCGCCGGCCGAGCTGGCGCGGAATAGCGCGACAAACTGGACGCTGACGCCGATCGCGTTCGGACCGCCGCTGGCTACGCCGGCGAATGTGGCCGTCACAGCTTCACCTGGTTACCTGGCGCAGATCTCCTCCGTGGCGACGGGCGGTACGGGTTTCACCGGCCAGGCGCTGATCACGACGCTGTCGAGCCACACGCTTGCCCTGGGCGATGGCGTGTATGTCAAGAACCTGAACTTCGTCCCTTCGGTCGGGCCGCCCGTTGCGCTGGACGGGTTCTACATGGTGGACGCTGTGCCGGTCGACGGCAGCGGCAACCTGATCAAGAATCAGCTCTACCTGATGGACTACAGCGGAAACAACCTCCTCTTCCAGTCCTCGGGTGTTTACTCGGGCGGCGGGACCATCCAGTTCGGCACCAAGATCTTCAACATCACCAACAGCTATGCGGTGCAGGCGGTGGCCTCGGATGGCGTGAGCACGAGCGCCCTGAGCGCGTCGGTGAGCGTGCTCGATAACCTCGACGTGCCGGGCAGCTACAACACGGTGAGCTGGGCCGCTGTCCCGGGCGCGCAGAGCTACAACGTCTATAAGCAGCTGAACGGCTTGTGGGGGTTCATCGGCAACGCGCTGGCGCTGACCTTCGCCGACAACAACATCGCGCCGGACTTCAGTATCGTTCCCGGTACGCCGGACGCGGTCTTTGGCAGCGCCGGCAATTATCCCGGTGCGGTCTGCTACTTTCAGCAGCGGCGCTGCTTTGCTGGGACGGCGAACGGCCCAGACAATACCTGGATGTCGAACTCGGGGACCGAGAGCATGTTCAGCTTCTCGCTGCCCTCGCTCGACACCGATCGCATCGCCTTCCGCGTGGCTGCGCTGAAGGCTGACGTGATTCAGCATCTGATGCCGATGACGCAGCTGCTGATCCTGACCAGCGAGAGCGAGTTTGCCCTGACCCCGGGCGGCTCCAATGCCGTGACACCGACGACGGTGGGCGCTGCCAACCCGCAGAGCTACATCGGCGCCTCGACTGTGCAGCCGACCATCATCAACACCTCGATGGTGTATGCGGCGGCGCGCGGCGGCCATGTGCGCGAGCTGGCCTACGCCTGGACAGTGAACGGCTTTACGACCGGCGACCTCTCCCTGCGCTCAGCTCAATTGTTTGACAATCTCACCATCATTGACCAGGCCTACGCGAAGTCGCCGCGGCCGATCATCTGGTTTGTGTCGTCGAGCGGCGATCTGCTGGGACTGACCTACATCCCCGAAGAGCAGCTCGGCGCCTGGCACCATCACGATACGCAGGGAACTTTTGAAAGCGTGGCCTGCGTCGCCGAAGGGTCGGAGGACGTGCTCTACGCTGTGATCAACCGCACCATCAACGGATCCACGGTGCGTTATGTGGAGCGGATGGCGAGCCGCATTGTCGACCCGAACGATTCGTCGACCTGGTTCTTTGTGGATGCCGGCGTTACGCAGACCTTCGGCAGCCCCGTGACGAACATCAGCGGCCTGACCTGGCTCGAGGGCGCAACCGTCGCGGTGCTGGCCGACGGCGGCGAACAATCGCAGAAGGTAGTGACGGGCGGGGCGATCACCCTGGATCACGCAGCGAGCGTGATCACCATCGGTTTGCCCATTACGGCGGATCTGCAGACGCTGCCGGCGATCCTGCAGCTGGACGCTTTCGGCCAGGGCCGCATGAAGAACATCAACAAGGCCTGGGTGAAGGTGTTCCAGTCGAGCGGGATCTTTGTGGGCCCTGATGCCAACAACCTGACCGAGATCAAGCAGCGCACGACTGAGCCGTGGGGCTCGCCGCCGTCGTTGCAAAGCGCGGAGCTGATGGTGCTGACCACGCCGCAATGGCAGGAAACCGGGCAGTCGTTCATCCGGCAGCAGCGGCCGCTGCCGCTGAGCGTGGTGGGACTGACGATGGAAGTTGCAATCGGAGGCTAAGATGGGCAGTTTCTCACCATGGATCCTACCCCGGAATAACCCTCCGGACGACGGCGGCGACTATATGGGCGGCTCGAGCCTGCTCACGTCGTTCAGCGACGGCGGGGATTCTTCGTCGATGGACGAGTTGAAGTCGGACAGTAAGACGGCCAAGACAGCCGGCGTGATCATGCAGGTGATGGGCGCCGTGAACTCGGCGATCGGCACCTACTATGCGGCGAAGACAGCGCAGTATCAGGAGAAGTCGCAGGCCTCAAGCTTCGCTTTTCAGAGTGACATGGCCTCGATCAATGCCAGCCGCGAAGAGATGACCGCCGAGTCGATCGAAGAATCGGGCAAGAGCCAGATCGCGAGTTACACGATGCAGGCCGGTCAGCAGAAAGCCGGCGCGACAGCCTCGATGGCCGCGCGCGGCATCTCGCTGGGTGTGGGCTCGGCCGCCGATGTTTCAGCCAGCATAGACATCGAAAAGGATCTGAACGTGATGGCCATCAACTCGAACACTGTGCGCCAGGCCTGGGGCGCGCGCGAGCAGGGCACGAACTATGCGAATGAAAGCCTGCTCGATCGCACCAGCTCGGTGAATGCGCTGCGCTCGGCCTCATCGATCTCGCCAGCGGGAAACACGGTGAACAGCCTGCTCGGCTCGGCCACGCAGATTGCAGGGCAATGGGACTACAGCCAGTGGCTGAAGAAGCGCATGGCGGCAGGGATGCCCGTGCCTCAGGTTGGAATTGGAGCGGGAGCGTGATCCCAGTTCAGCAAACAAAGTTTGGTGCGGGTAATGGCAATTGCCTTCTTGCGGCCGTTGCCTCTGTGCTCGAACGCCCACTTGAAGAGATTCCTGATTTCAACCTCAGCGGTTGTGGATGGTTCGAGGACCTCTACGAGTGGTGTCTAAATGAGGGAATTGGACTGATCAAGCTCAATCCTTCGCAGCAGTCAGAAGTGGCTGTATTTGGTTGCTATGGAGTCGTATCCGTCAAGGTTCACGGACATGACGAGCTCCATGCCGTGGTCGCCGAGTTCGAGCGCGGGCCGAATCAGGAGCACCCGGACGGCCTCAGGTGGACTTGGGAAGCCGTACATCGTTTCGATCCAAATCCCAATCGGCTCGCCTTGGGTGAGGCGGATTGCATTCTCATTTTTGTACCGCCGCCTTCGCCGCGACGTAGGACGGGAGCGTAAACGATGCCGATGGTCCCTGAGACATTTGCGCCCAGCGTGAGCCTCACTCCGACGCCCACGACGCCGGCAACCGGCCCCTGGGTAAGTCCGATGAAGAACGCGGCGCCTGGCCAGCTGCAGCAGGCCGGGGCAACGCTGATGCAGGCCGGGGAAACGGCCTCGCACATCGGCAACACCATCGGCGACGCCGTCCAGACCACGATGGACGACGCGCAGACCAAGGCGGCCGAGACGCAGTTTCTGAAAGGCGCGCAGGATGCGCTGAGCAATCCGCAGAACGGCTACCTGTTCTCGCGCGGCATGGATGCCCAGACTGGATGGGACCCGGCGACCTCGGCGATTGTGAAGGCGCGGCAGGATGCGCGCGCCACGCTCACCAACCCGGTGCAGGAGCGGATGTTCGACCAGGTCACCAACGATCACATGCTGACGCTGGGTCGGACCATGGCTGATCATCAGCACCAACAGGTGACGCAGTACGGGATTCAGCAGAGCCAGGATCGCACCGACTCGATGAACATTCTGGCTAAGCAGGCGTATCTCTCGGGGCACCTGGACGACTATCAGAAGTACTCTGACCAGGCGCAGTCGGAGGTGTTGCATGTGGCGGCGCTGAACGGTGCCGCGCCGGACTCGGACGTAGCCCAGGCGCTGCTGCGCGCCAAGCGCACGGACCTCGTGCACGGCATTACGGTGGGCCTGCTCGACAATCATCAACCCGACCAGGCCAAGCAGTACTTCGAATCCGAGCAGGGCAACATCGACATGCGGTCTTCGGAGCTGCTGGGCAATGCGGTGAAGACCGAGTATGACCGCAATCTGACGGAGACCAAAGGGGACGCGTTTCTTGCCGCGGCTTCGGTAGTGCACGCCAATCCCAACATGGCCGTTCCGAATCCGAAGGGCTTGGTTGAGTCCGGTAATCTTCCGATCTGGAATCGGCCCATCGTAAAGAACGCGGATGGCACGATCAGCAGCGAGTACTCCACTTCGTTTCAGGACGATCAGGGCCACGAGGTCCTCGTGCCGACCGTAGTCAACGGGAAGTTCCTTACGCCGGACGGAACGAAACCCGAAGAAGGCAGCGCTGCCGAGAAAACCATGTTTCAAGCCGCCTGGGATCACTACCTCAAAACTGGCGAGAATCTTGGCAAGTTCGATAACTCGAACGATGCGGATGCCTACGCCGACCAGCTCCACAACCGCGGTACGGCATCTTTGCCGCAGGCGCCGTACACTTATGGCCCGCTGGCGACCGGCTCGACTATCAATCCGATGCGCATCACCGATGTGCCAGGGACGCCGCGGCCTAACGGACGTGTGCATGACGGCTACGACATCGCGATGCCGGCCGGATCCGCGGTTACTTCTCCGCTCGATGGCAAAGTGGTGAAGGTGTGGAACGATGAGCAGTATGGCGGCGGCCTCTCGATGCGGGTGCAGCTGGCCGACGGCAACACGCTGGGCGTCGCACACCTGTCGACCGCCAACCTCAAGGAAGGCGACACCGTGAATCAGGGCCAGGTGCTCGCGCTTTCAGGAAAGACGGGCAACGCGACCGGACCGGTGCTCCACGTGGCGCTGCAGGATCCAGACGGGAAGTACATCGACTACTTCGGCGCAAGCAAGGCGCAGCCTGATCAGGCTGGGGTCGCCGATCCGAACGTGCTGCAGCGCGCGATCGACGCAGCGAAGAGCGATGACTCGCTCGACCCCTACCAGCAGAAGCGCGTGATCAGCTACATGGAGGCCCAGCACTCGCACGAGCGCGGGATCCAAGAGCAGCAGTACCAGGACGTCAAGCAGCAGGCGGTCAGCTTCTACTACCAGAACGGTTCAATTGACAATCTGCCGGCGTCGATCAAGTCGCAACTGCGGCCGCAGGACCTGGACAGCCTGAGCCAGCCGCCCGCAGTCGACACCGACCCGGCGACGATGGCGAACTTCATCCTGAACCCGAAGTCGCTGACGGTTCCGGCCGTGCAGAACGCCTACACCGACAAGAAACTCAGCAACGGATCGTACCTGAGCCTGCTGCGCGATGCGACCGACAATGCGAACTCACCGGAGAAGCTGATCGACGCGACGGTGGAAGCGGACCGTCTGAAGTACTTCGCCGACCAGGCCGGCATTCCGAACATCTACAAGGCTGAGAATGAGCAGCAGAAACGCGACTACGCGGCGCTGCTGGTGAGGACGCAGCAGCAGATCGACCAGGCCCAGCAGCAGAAACAGGGCAAACTCACGCAGACCGAGAAGGACGCCATCATCCAGCAGAACGTGCAGCAGCATGTGATCACACACCTGCGCAGCGCGTGGAACCCGCTCTCGTGGATCCCCGGGCACAACACCTATGACACCTCCGTGCGCGGGTACCAGATGCCGCAGGGCGCGACCGGGACGGTGAAGGGCTCGGACGGAAAGCTGCATTACACGACCGACGGCAAGAATGATCTTGGGGTGGTACCGGAATGAGCACGACGCCCGTCACGCTTGATTCGTCAACTTTCGCGCCGTTCGATTCAGGCAAGCCAGCCGACGCGCCCCAAGGCGCTGCCTCCAATCTGCGCCAGTCGGTCGCCTACGGCGTGCAGCAGAATCCCGACCAGTACGCGAAGCTGCTGAAGCAGCAGCAGGTGACGGGCATGGCCCCGCAGGTCTCGGCGCCGCTGGCGAGCGAGACGCAGAATGCGATCGACGTCGAGCAGCTGAATCCGGAACAGATGGTGAGCAGCTCGCCGCGCACCGCGGCCTGGGCCACCAATCCTGACAACGCAGCCGTCTCCGGCGCCGACGATCTGGCCCGGCTGACGCGCATCGAGCAGCATGCCGCGACGATGCGTGCGACTGCGCCGACGTGGCAGGACAAGGTGAGCGATGCGGCGCAGAACGCCTTTGAGTTCATGGGCGGTACCGGATCGCTGAAGCAGCGCGTGTTTCAGTATCCGCTGGCGCGGCTGGGGATCGGCACACTGCGCGGCGCCGAAGAGATGGCCGGCAACGTGGGTTCGTTTGTCGGGATCCACGGCGACAATCCGGAAGGCCTGAACGCGCTGCAGCGCTCGGCGCGCAGTCTCGAGCCTTTTAACTTCGGCGAACCGGAGACGGGGATCGACAAGCTGGCGTCGACCGTGGGGCCGATGATTCCCGCGATGATGGCTTCGGGTGGCGCATCGCTGCTGGCGCGCACACTCGGCATGAGCGACAAAGCCGCGAAGGTGCTCGCAGGCCTCGGCGTGGGCGGCATGTTCACCGCCGACCAGGGCGGCAGCACCTACAACGCGATGCGCGAGCAAGGCGCCTCGGACTACGATGCGCGCCTGGCAGCCAACCGCGTGGCGGCGATCAACGCGCCGGCGAATGCTTTGTTCGGTGCGACCGAGCTCACTCCCTTCACGCGCAACAATCCCCTTCTCACTTCGATTGGCTTGGGCGGCGTGACGGGCGCCTCGGGACAGTTTGCGCAGAATGTCGCCACGGGGCAGCCCTGGTCGAAGAACATCGCAACGTCGGCTCTGCAGGGCGCGGCCGTCCAGGGCGGCATGCACATGGGCATGAGCTTCCTCGATGGGATGGAAGGCGCGATCGCGGAGACGGAAGACTCGAAGCTGCGGATGCGCTCGCCTGAAAAGTTTGAGGAAGCAGCGCAGAAGATCTTCGAGGGCGATGCCAGCCTTCGCATCCCGGCGCAGGACTTCGTCAATTACTTCCAGGGCAAGGATCTTGACCCGGCCGTAGCGGCGAATCGTCTCGGCGTGACGAACCTCGATGAAGCGACCGCGGCGGGATCGGATCTCGAAATCCCGAAGGCGAACTATCTTGCCCAGCTCGATCCGGAGCATCAGCGCGGATTGCTGTCGGACATCATCGACCCGTCGACGGAGATGACCACGCGCCAGGCTGAAGCCGGCAAACAGGAGCTGCAGGACTGGCTTGCCAACGGCGGCGCCGAGAAGCTGCAGGCCGAATACGCGCAGGCCGATGCCGACACAAAGGCCACGCCGGAATGGCAGAACGTCTACAGCGATCTGAAGCAAAGATATGTCGACGCCGGCGAGAGCGACACCGCGGCCGACAGTTACGCCACGCTGCAGGCCAATGCGATCGCGAACCTGGCGAAGAATGCAGGTCTCAAGCCGGACGAGCTGCTGGCGCTGCATAATCCCAAGATCACCGGGGCTGAAACGCCTGCCGGCGAGACGCTCTTCCAGGGCGGCGCGGGGGACGAGGACGAAGATGGCGAGACGAAGCCAGAGGCCGCCGGCGAGGTGCAGCAGCAACCAGAAGGTCCTCGGGGATGGTTCAAGGTGCTTCCGGACGGCCGCTACGAGATCGGCAAAACCTCGATCGGCGATTTCTCGACGTTCATCCACGAGCCGGCGCATGCGTATCTCGAACTGTTTCGCGAGCTGACGCAGCGCGAGGGCGCGAGCGAGCCGCTGAAAGATGATTTCGCGAAGATTGCGAGCTGGCTGGGCACGACGCCGGAAGAGGCCTACAAGAATGGCTTCACGCGCGAGCAGCATGAGCAGTGGGCCCGCGCCAACGAACAGTACGTCCGCGAAGGCAAGGCACCGACCTCAGGGCTTCGCCGCGCTTTCCAGAATTTCTCGGTGTGGCTGGGATCGATCTATCGCCGCTCGAGCGCGTTGGGGGTGGAGCTGCACGGCGACATCCGCGGCGTGATGGACCGGCTCTATGCCGGCGACACGGCCGTCGACCGCGCCGAGCAGGAAGCGGGCGGCCGCCAGCAGCTGTTCGAGAAGCCGGAAGACGGTGAGCTCACCGAGGCGGAGTACCGCAACTATGCGGATGCCAAGGGCCTCGAAGTCGACAAGGCAAAAGAGCAGGTGCATCGCGAGCTGAACGAGGCGGCCGAGCGCGATCGCACGCACGAGCGCCGGCAGGAGCGCGGCTCCGTGCAGGATGCGGTGACCGAGCAGATCGACGACAGGCCGGAGTACAAAGCGATCCGCAGCCTGCGGCGCGGGACGACGGATCTGGGCACCGACCTGACACTGAACCGTGATGCGCTGGTGGCGCAGTTCGGCGAGGAGCGCGTGAAGGCTCTGCAGGATCTGCATCGCGGGCTCTACCGCAACGAGGGCGGGACGGACGCCGAGACTGCCGCGGAGATGCTCGGCTTCCCTTCCGGCGAGCAGATGATGAAGTCTCTGGAAGCGGCGCCGCGGCGCGCCAAGGCGATCGAAGCTGAGACGCGCAACTTCCTCGTCAACAAGTACGGCGACGTGCGCTACGACGGCACGCTGATGGACCGAGCGCGGTTTGCTCTGGAGAACCAGGAGCGCGCCGGCAGCATCTATCGCGAGCTGAAGACACTGCGCCAGCGCGTGGCCAGCCTGCAGCAGCGGGCATCTGATTCGAAAGAGGCCATGCGGGGCCTGGTGATGCCACCGCTCGATACCTTCCAGGCCGCGGCCAAGAACATCATTGACGACAAGGCGATCGCCGATCTGCAGCCGCATCGGTATCTCGACGCCAGCCGGAAGTACTCCCGTGAGGCGTTCGACGCGTTGCGCAGGGGGGACGTGAAGACGGCGGCCGACGCGAAGAACAAAGAGCTGCTGAATCACTTCCTGTTTCGCGAGGCCTCATCGGCGCGCGACTATGTCGACAAGTTCGAGAGCTATGCCAAGCGCGTGCAGAGCCGCGGCATCCAGCAGAGGATGGGCCTGGCCGGCAGCGACTATCGCGACCAGTTCAACTGGCTCATGGCGCGCTACCGGCTGGGCCCGTCGCCGCAAGCTCCGGAGCGCAGCCTGCGCGCCTGGGCTGACGACGTCTTCAGCCAGGGCAACGAAGTGGTGATCGACCCGCAGATCTTTAACGAGAGCCGCATCGCCGACTACCGCAACGTGCCTCTGAGCGAAGTGCGCAACGTGCACGACGCGCTGGTGAATATCCGCACCCTGGCCCAGCAGCAGTTCAAGATGTTTGTGCAGGGCAAGCAGGTGGACTTCGCCGAAGCCAAGCAATCGATGATCGACAGCGCGCGGGAGAATTTGAAGTCGAAACCGGAGCAGGTCTTCGACGAAAACATTTCGCGCGGCGACAAGCTGCTGCGCGGGCTCCAGTGGGTCGATTCACTGCTGATCCGGATGGAGCGGCTTGTGGAGTGGCTGGACGGCGGCAAGAGTGGGCCGTGGCATGACAACCTCTGGAACCTGGCCTCTGATGCGCAGGGCGACGAATACAAGCTGCAGGAGCAGGTGACGAAGAAAGTCACCGATGCTCTGGCCGATATGCCGACGGATATGCGCCGGAGGTTGTGGACCGAGAAGGTCAACGTCGACGGGATCCCTGAACCGCTGTCGCGCCGGCGGATGCTTTCGATCGCCTTCAATATGGGCAACGAGGGGAACCTCGACCGTCTGAAAAAGACTTTCACTTCCTTCGGTTGGGATCCGGATGCGATCAAGCAGATCGGCGGGATGCTCACACACGAAGAATGGAACTTTGTGCAGAAGGCCTGGGACTCGCTGAAGCCGATGGGCGAGCGCATGCAGGAGCTCGAGAAGCGGCTGACAGGCCTGCCGCCGCAGATGGTGAAGGTGACGCCGTTCAAGGTGGTCGCCAACGAGGGTGGCGCCGAGACCAATCTCGACGGCGGCTACTTCCCGATCGTGATGGATCCGCGGTTCTCCCAGCGCGCGATCGAGCAGGACGCCAAGGAGTCGGCGCAGAACGCGATGCAGGCTGGCTACGTGCGCGCAACTACGTCGAAGGGTTATACGAAGGAGCGCACCGGTTTCGGCGGCCCGCTGCTGCTGGACTACGAACAGGTGCTGACGAGCCACGTGGCCAAGGTGGCCAAGGACCTTTCGCATCGCGAGTTCATGCTGGCCAGCCAGCGCCTGCTGCTCGACACCGACGTACGTAAGACGGTGCGCGAAACGTTGGGGCCAGCGTATGAGCAGCAGTTCATGCCCTGGCTGCGCACGATCATCAACGACAACAACGGAAGCACCCAGGAGCGGCTGGACGGGCTGAAGGATGGCATGCAGAAGCTGCGCGGCAATATCGTCGCCGCGTCGCTGGGGTTTAACTTCTCGACGTCGCTGCTGCAGATCTCGCACGCCCCGCGCATGCTGCTGTATGCGAAGCCTGCAAGCCTGGCGCAGGCCTTCGTCGACCTGCTGGCGCACCCGATCGGGACGGCGCAGGAGGTTCGCGACCTATCGCCGAACGAGATGCGCTTTCGTAGCGACAACCTCGACAGAGACGTGCGCGCGGTGCTGCAGCAGCCGGACTACAAGGCCGGCTACACGCACAAGGTTGCGGTGGCGGCCCGCTTCTCGCTCGAGGTGATGGATCACCTGCTGTCGCACACGCTGTGGAAAGCGGCCTATCGGGATTCGCTCGACAAGTACGTCGACCTGCCGATTGACCAGGCGCAGGAGAAGGCCGCGCACGAAGCCGACAGCGCAGTGCGGCTGGGCCTGGGCACATCGGCGCCGAAGGATCTGCCGGCGATCATGCGCTCGAACGAGTTCAACAAGTTCATCACCACGCTCTACGGCTTCCACAACGGCGTCTACAACCAGCTGCGCGACATCGGCCATCAGGCTCGCTACGACCACAACGTGGGCAAGGCGACACTGGCCACGGTCCTGACGGCGGTGCTGCCGGCGGTGCTCGGTTCTTATTTAACGGGTCGTGGGCCCAGCGACAACGAGAAGAAGCCGGAAGGCGAGAATCCTGGCTGGTGGGCGGCCAAGCAGTCGCTGCTGTTTGCGGCCGACACGGTGCCGATCCTGCGCTCGGTGGCCTCCGCGATGGAGGGCGGTCATGACGTGCAATTCAGCCCGATCGAGAACGTGATGGAAAAGGGCGGAAAGGCCGCGGCGGAGGCGCTATCTGACAAGGACGAGAAGGACTGGCTGGGGATTGGTCTGAATGCCGCGGAGGCTGGCGGCGAGATGGCCGGCGTGCCGGGGATCCATCAGGTAGTGAAGATTGGCCGGTATGCGAAGCGGGCGAGCGAGGGGAAACTGGAGAACCCAAACCTATGGAATGCGGTTGTGGGCGGGGGGCACTAGCGGTGCAGGCTGAAATACGCAACGCCTGCAAAGTAACAGACGGCCAGAACCGCCACAAGAACACCGGCCACCTTGCCGCCGCGGCTGGAAAAAAAGCTCTTGACTCTCTCGCCCACGGTGGGACTCCAGGTTGGCTCTTCCTTGGGGTTGAAGCCGTGCCTCAGATAGAGTTTCGAGCCTAGATATCCCCCACCGTACACACAGGCCATGGCGATGAAGCCCTGCAGCGCGTTTGCGATCGAGCCTGTGATCCAGTGAGGCACCCGGATAAACATCGCGGCGAACAGCAGGCCCAAGAAAGCGCCGCCTAAGAGTAAGAGCATGCAGCGGGTTTGGTTCTTCATAAGGCCTTCAGTCTAGCAGCGCGCCGCGCAACCGCAATCCCACCTTGGTCATAGGAGTTTTCTGATGACAATCAGTTCGACCAACCGCGTCGCGGGGCCCTACACCGGCTCCGGGACGGCGGCTACCTTTCCGTTCACTTTCAAGGTTTTCGAAGCGGCTGATCTCGAGGTGGTCACCTTGAACCTGACCACCTTCGCCCTGGCGACGCTTGCGCTCACGACGGACTATACCGTGGCGCTGAACGCCGACCAGGACTCGAGCCCGGGCGGCTCGATCACCCTGACGGCCGGCAACCTGGCCACCGGCATGACCTTGACCCTGACCACCGACATTGCCCAGCTGCAGGGCCTGGACCTGACCAACGGCGGCGCGTTCTATCCGGATGTCGTCAATGCCGCGCTGGACTTGCTGACCATCCTGGTTCAGCAGCTGGCCGTGCAGACGGGCAACTCTCTGCAGGCGCCCCTGGTGGATGGGTCGGCGGCGATGACCCTGCCGCCGGCTGCCGAGCGCGCGGGAAAGCTGTTGATGTTCGACAGCAACGGAAACCCTACCCTGGCGTCCGTGGCTCCCGGGGGAACGATCCCCGGGGCGCAGACGGCGACCGGGACGGTCAACGGTGTGAACAGGATCTTCACGTTTATCGCATCGCCGGGCGCAACCCCGGCGGCGATGGTCTTTGCGGGCGGCGTGTACCAGACGCCGAGCGCGGATTACCCGCCGCCAGTGAATCTCAGCGGAAGCACCTGGCAGATCACCTTCACCGTCGCTCCGACGCAGGGGCCCGTCACCGTCGCACTGTTCGCCTAACCCAGCGCTGTAGAAGGAGAAGTCGTGAAGCGATTGATCTTTATTTTGTTGTTTGCGCTCGCGTGCGCCACCACCGCGGCCCATGGGCAGGGGGCAACCCCGCAGTACCTGCCTGCGAACGGATGCACCACGACCGCCGGCGTTGTGAATTGCCCCAACGGGCTGGGCCTGGGCCTCAGCAACACGTTGAATCCCTACACCCTCGTGAGCGGCGTATGGCGCAGAGCGGGAATCATCCTTCCTGGGACCTCTGCCTGCCAATATGTGACGCAGGAAGCATCGATCATGGTGGAGCCACCGCTGATGGAGGTGTGGTACACCTGCGGCTGGTCTTCGACCCACATCAACTATGCATTCGCAAACTTGTCCTCCAACCTTGCAGACCCTGCCTCCTGGACCATCGCATCGACGGGCGTGCCGGCCGATCACAGTCGCATGATGAAAGACCTGAGTGGCATCTATCACATCTACGGAACCGACTCGTCAACAGGGAACGGCTATAAATTCGGCCGATGGACGAGCTCGAGTCCAGGCGGTCCCTTCACGCAGGACGGCACCAACATGCTCCCTGCCGGCATCCAGCCTTCGTGGTGTGCGAGCCAGGGAGACGGGGGGCAGACGGGCAACATCCGTGTCTGGCAGACGGCCAGCAACGCTTGGCATGCCTATTTTGATTGTTTCGGTGGGACGGTTCCAAACTGGCGCGCCGGAGAAGCTGAATCGACCGACGGAGTGACGTGGACGCCCTATAGCGGCAATCCAATCTTTGAGACGGGGCTCATCGGGGAGTTTGGCGGCGTGGATCTTCACATCGTCAACGGGACCTATTACACATGGGGCACCGCGTCTCCGAGCGGCTTTGCGCCGACATCCATCATGCTTCAATCATCGGCCTCGATCACCGGACCCTTCACGCCGGTCTTTGGTCGCCCTGTATTTGAGGCGCAATTGCCCTGGGAAGGCGCCGGGACTCCTTCAGGCGGCCAACTCGGCGATTTCTCAATCGCCGAATATAACGGCTCCTCGTATGCAGTTGTCGATGGCACCGCGGCTCAGGGAACGCCCGACTCCTCATCTCCCAACAGCATCGAGCTGGTCGTCGCCCCGATGACGATCACGCAGGTCCTGAACACGCCTCAGGGAACCGGCTATCCGATGGGGGCCGATGGTCCGCTCGACAACGGACCTTTTGGCTGGGCGGGACCTCACTGGTGGGCGGACTCCGTGCGCAATCATGGTCCGGTGGGAACATCGGCTCCTGTGTTCGACATCCATGGCAGTTTCGACACAGGCCTCGTCACTCTTTATCAGGGGCTTTATTGCTTCAACTGCTACTGGGATGGCGCCGCGGGAACCTTCCGGTACACGACCACGGGTCCAGCATTTCAATTTGGCCAGTCGACCGGACCCGGGGGGTTTGTAGGTCTTTCGTTCGCCCCGAGTGGAACTGCGGGCACGGCTTTTGTTTTCGCCGCGAGCCAGGCCTTTGCCGTCGATGTCAATGGAACCTTTTTCACCAAAAACGTTGCTGTCAACGCTCCGGCGACAGCTACCGCAGCGTCGCCCAACATTGCGCGCCTGGTCGATAACAACGGTACCGCGCAGCTCTTGTCTTATGGGCAGGACACTTCAACCAATGGCGCCTTTAAACTTACCAGCCAGCGCTCAGACGGCACTTCTAGCTTCGATTTCATGAGTTGCCCCTCAACGACAACTCCCTGCGCGGTGAAGCCGGGGATCGCGCCTTCGCTGCTTCTCGGAGGGCAAACGCTCACCTTCACGGTGTTGGCAAATGCGGGCTCAGGAGCGACCGCGGCGTGTGATATCGCCGACGGTGCTGTATGCACCAACGTCGATGGCGTGGTGAAGTTCGTCACCGGAACCAGCGCGACGACCGGAGACATGTTCCGGCTGAATCTTCCTAGTGCTGGCGTCGGAACGTTCAACTGTATTTACCAGAACATTTCCTCAGGCGTGGCCTTCACGCAGGATGGCTCGATCTTCTCGACCTCAGCGAGCACGACCTTTGCCACCTCGCCCGCTTCCTCGGCCACCCTGAAAATCATCTACCACTGCGGCAACTAA